AACTAACGTAATTGCAGAAATCGGAAAAGTTTTAGACGCTACTCCATTAGCAGTTTCAGCACGTGAGGATTTCCATATTTATGTTTCAACAAACGTATTTAGATTGTACGTTCGTGCATTAGGTGGTTTTGCAACTAACTTAGGAGCAAATGGTATTGACGGTAAAGGTTCAATGTGGTTTAACGGAGGTGCTATCCTACCTTTCGAGGGTGTTAAATTAGCACACGCACCAGGTTTGCCTGCATCTACAATGATTGCAACAACTAAAGAAAATTTAGTATTCGGAACTGGTTTAATGAACGATGCACAAGAGGTAAAACTTTTGGATATGGCAGATGTTGACGGTTCACAAAATGTAAGAATCGTTATGAGAATGACTGCAGGTGTTCAATATGGTGTTGTTGAAGACATCGTAACTTACAATGTTACTAACTCTGTAAACTAAGAACCATGTGCGACTTAGCTAACGGAAGATTAGAAGTTTGTAAGGACTCAATCGGTGGATTAGACGCGGTATATTTAATTAACTTCGGGGATTTTAACCCCGAGGTTGATGTAAGTTATTCAGCAACGGCAGGTGAGGAAGATATTATCACGGCTATTGCAAACGTAACAGCGTGTTTTAAATTCACTTTAAAAGGAACTAATAGTTTCACTGAAACTATCACAACGGACAGAAACAACGGTACAACTTTCTTTTCACAAGAATTAAGTATTACGTTGAAAAAGCAGGACGCAAAAACTACTAAAATGGTTAAATTGCTATCATACGGAAGACCGCATATTATTGTAAGAGGTCGAGACAACCTTTACAGAATTGCAGGTTTAAGACGTGGAATGGATTTAACAGCAGGAAGTATTGCAAGCGGTGTTGAGGCAGGCGATATGAACGGTTATACATTGACGTTTACAGGCATCGAAAATTTGCCAGCAAACGTAATCAATTGTAATACCGAAGCAGGTTTATTAACTGATTTGACTGGATTAACGTCTTTCACAACTACATAATTTTGTTTGATTGTCTCCATAGAAAGGGGTTGCAGAAATGTAACCCTTTTTTTATGCAACAGTTTTCTACTTTAATAGTTTTATAAATATGAATGTTTTACAAGTAAGTACATCAAATCAAATATTGAAATGCGCGCCACGTAGCACAACGATAACAAGTATTGTAGTGATTGACCAAGAAGCAGGAACAAGCGCAACGATTAACGCACCGACTATAATTGACTATGGTTATTATATCGGAGTACAAGCGGTGTATTCACTAAAGGCAGGGCGTTTCTATATTGTGCAACTTTATAACTTAACTAACTTTTTAGGTAGTGAGCAGGTTTGGTGTTATAAAGCAGGTTTGCAAACTGACGAACATTCAAGTAATAATGATTTTGTAATGCTATGAATATAGACGTAATAAATTTGGCGCAGTACGAAGCACCGCAAATAATAGAATCGAAGCAAAAAGGTTGGGTTACTTTTGGCGAAAATCAAAGTTACTTTCAATTTCTTATAGACCGTTATCGAAAAAGCGCAACGAATCAATCCATTATAAACAACGTTACCCGCTTAATGTATGGTAAAGGATTAGGAGTAATTGATGCGAGCAGAAAACCTACTGAATACGCGCAAGTGATGGCTTTGTTTAATAAGGATTGTTTAAGAAAACTTTGCTTTGATTTAAAAACATTAGGGCAATGTGCAATACAAGTACACTACAACGAGAAGCACGATAAAATTTTAAAGGCGTTTCATATTGACATGAATCTTTTAGCACCTGAAAAATGCGACGATGAGGGTAAAATTAACAATTGGTATTACTCAAATAATTGGGAAGATATTAAGAAATTCCCGCCAAAGAAATTTGCTACATTCGGAAGTTCAAATGATAAAATTGAAATATTAGTTATTCGACCTTATGCAATTGGAATGAAGTATTTTGCTTTACCCGATTACGTTGCAGGAACGTCTTATGCGTTACTTGAGGAAGAAGTTAGCGATTACCTTATTAACGAGGTGCAAAATGGTTTTAGTGGCACGAAAGTAGTAAATTTCAACAACGGGCAACCCGACATTGAAACGCAGAACTTGTTACAATCACAAATTAAAAACAAGCTAACTGGTAGTAAAGGACAAAGGGTAATAGTTGGATTCAACAATAACAAAGAAACGGCAACAACGGTTGATGATATTCCTTTGAACGATGCGCCCGAACACTATCAGTATCTTTCAACTGAATGCGAACGCAAAATAATGGTTTCGCACTCCATTACAAGTGGTTTGCTTTTAGGATTAGGAAGCGCAAACGGTTTCGGAAGCAATGCGGATGAATTGAAAAATGCTTTTGTATTGTTCGATAATATGGTTATTAGACCGTTACAGCAACTTTTGATTGATGGATTAGAACAAATAATATCTTTCAACGGGAACACGGCTAAATTGTTTTTTAAAACGTTACAACCTTTGGAGTTTACTGATTTGGAAAACGTACAATCGAGCGAAGATAAACAAGAAGAAACGGGAACGGAATTGAGTTCACAAATTGACATTAGTGCATTCGGAGAAGAAGTTGGTAAAGATTGGGTTTTGATTGATATTAAAGAGGTTGATTACGAAAATGACGACAACGAAAACGAAATGCTATCTAAGGACTTAGAACCGTCACTTTTGAGTAAGGTTTACAACTTTATAAGTACTGGCGATGCACGACCTAATATTACAAGTAAGCAAGACAAAACTATTGACGGAATTAAATTTTTGACCCGTTACGTTTATGCAGGTAAAATGTCAGAAAATAGCAGGTATTTTTGTAAAGCAATGATGAGTTCAACTAAGGTATATCGTAAAGAAGATATTATTAAAATGGAAACAATACCCGTTAATCCCGGTTGGGGTCCTAAAGGTGCAGATACTTATTCAGTATGGTTGTATAAAGGCGGTGGAGATTGCAACCATAGATGGAATAAAGCGGTTTACGCAACTTTTGAAGGCAAAGCAATTGACGTAGAAACAGCAAGACAAATAGCAGGTAAAAAAGCTGAAAAGTTAGGTTATAAAGTTGTTAATAATAAACTTGTTTCAACGCTTCCAAAAGATATGCCGTTTAACGGATTTTTACCAACTAATAAACGCTTTCAATAATGGCAGAAGCACTAATTATAACAAGGGATGACGTGGTAAAATTCACGTCTTTAAACGGGAACGTTGACCCTGACAAATTTATTCAATATATTAAAATCGCTCAAGACATTCACGTTCAAAAGTATTTAGGAACGGATTTACTAAATAAAATAAAAGCGGATATTATCGCAAATACTTTGGGCGGTAATTATTTGACGCTTGTAAATACTTACATTAAACCGATGCTTATTCATTGGGCAATGGTTGAATATTTACCTTATTCAGCTTATACAATTGGAAACAAAGGAGTTTATAAGCATAACGCAGAAAGTAGCGAAAATATTGACCGTTTAGAATTGTCGTTATTAATTGATAAACAAACCCAAACAGCGAACCATTACAGCAACAGATTTGTTGATTATATGTGTTTTAATCAAGCGTTATTTCCTGAATACAATAGCAATTCCAACGGTGATATTTACCCGAGTTCAGATACTAACTTTACTAATTGGGTTCTATGAAAAAACGATCTAAAAAGAATATTGAGAAATTAATGGTTTTCCTTCAGCAAATAGAACAAGAAAAACCAAAAGAAAAGAAATGAGTTACTTCAAAATACTTGACACACTTAGAGCGCAGTTACAAGCGACTAACCTAATTTCCACAATTACGGACGGGCAAATTAGTGATATTGATTTAGCTAAACAAACGATTTTCCCGTTAGCGCATATTATCATTAATTCAGCAAGTATTGAAGGTAAAATGCAACGCTTTAACATTACTGTTTTAGCGATGGATATTTTAGATAGCAAGGAAAAATACGACCTTGAGCCGTCTATAATGAATGCGATGTTGCAGGCGTTAAACCGAGTTCACGACATTATGAAACGAGGGGATTTAAACCCCGACTATATTATGATGGACGGCGATGCAACCTTAGAACCGTTTACAGATAGATTTGAGAATAAGTTAGCGGGGTGGGCGATGACGTTTGACGTTATTATGCCGTCCGATATGACTATTTGCGACACTGGATTTACTAGTGGTTGTCCGAATGTAACGGTAACAGATGGCGATGAAACAATACAAATTTTGGCAGGTGGCACTTATACTTGTGAGGGTGGTTCAGCTTCGGTTGTTGTAAGTAATTCAAACGATAGTTATTCAGTAACGACAAGCGAAAACTTAGAGTTACCGAATACAACGGTTAATGTTTACGTTGACGGCATATTAAACCAAACGGGAAGTATTGTAACTTTAGACCCTAATTCAGTAATAAATATCACAGCATGAGTTTAGATATAAATTTAACGGGAGTTGAAAAGACCTCGAATAAGAAAACAACTTTAACTGATAATTCAGACACGTTTTACCCAACACAAAAGGCGGTTAAAACGGCGGTGGATTTAAAAGTTGATAAAATTGCAGGGAAAGGACTTTCAACGGAAGATTACACAACGGCTGAAAAATCAAAGTTAGCAGGTATTCAAGCAGGAGCGGAAGTAAACGTTAACGCTGATTGGAACGCAACAAGTGGAGATGCTCAAATTCTTAACAAACCAACAATCCCAACGCAAACAAATCAATTAACTAATAACGGTGCGGACGGAGTAAATCCATTTATTACGGCTTTAGATATACCAACAGCAGGACAAGCAGGAACGTTGGTTCGCGAGGTTAAAAATATGACTGGCGCAACTTTAACAAAGGGAACAGTTGTATTTATTTCGGGTGCAAATGGTAATAAACCACTTGTTAGTAAAGCGTTGGCGGTAAGTGATGCTTTAAGTTCAAGAACGTTCGGATTATTGCAATCGAATATCTTAAACAATGGCGTTGGATATTGTGTTGTAATTGGTGATTTGAGCGGTTTAGATACGTCAGCATTTACTGAGGGCGCACAATTATACCTTAGTGGAACAGTTGCTGGAACTTTTACGGAAACAAAAACTTTAGCACCTACGCATTTGGTTTATGTTGGTAAAGTAACACGTTCACACCCAACGCAAGGACAAATCGAAGTGCAAATACAAAACGGTTACGAACTTAACGAAATTCACGATGTTGCAATTTCAAGCGTTGCAAACAATCAAACTTTGGTTTATGAAAGTGCAACAACACTTTGGAAAAATAAAGCGTTAACAGCGAGTGATGTTGGAGCGGTTGCAACTAATTCACCAATAACGGGCGCAACGAAAACAAAAATTACTTACGATGCAAAAGGACTTGTAACAGCAGGAGCAGATGCAACAACAGCAGATATTGCGGATTCAACAGATAAGCGTTATGTAACAGATGCACAATTAACCGTAATTGGAAATACAAGCAATACGAATACAGGTGACCAAGATTTGAGTGGTTTACTTCCTCTAACAGGAGGAGCATTAAGTGGTCAATTAACATTTGCAACACCTGTAACTTTAGCAAGTGCGTCAACTGTTGATTTAATGAGTGCTGGTTCTAATATCGTTTATATATCGGGAACAACAACTATAAATTCATTTGGAACAAGTGCAGAAACTAATTTGATTTACGTTAAGTTTTTAGGTGCGTTAACGTTGACCTACAATGCAACTTCAATGTTATTGCCCGGTCCCGGACATATGACAACCGCTGCGAATGATGAAGCTATATTCTTAAATTTAGGTGGGGGAAATTGGAAATGTATATCTTACACACCTTATTCACAAACAGGAACTGGAGCGACAGTAAGAGCATCAAATCCAACAATAACTGGAAATCCAACAATAGGAAATTCAAGTGCATCGAGTGCTGTTAATATTGGAACGGGTGCAACTTCAAGTGGTAATACAAAAACAATAAACGTTGGTACAAATGGCGTTGCAGGTTCTACAACCAACATAAATATAGGTAGTGCGTTAAGTAATACAACCGCAAGGGTTTTTGGTAGTTTATTAGCTAATAATCTTAGTAACACTAATACTGGAGATGAAACGCAAAGCACAATACTTTCAAAGTTAGGTTGGTTTAAAACACTTGTTACAACGAATTACAGTGTAACTGGCACAAGTGGTGAAACTATGATTTTACCGTCAACGCAAGTGCCTACTTTGAGCAATGGTACTATATTTAAAATTAACACTTTAAGAATTTCTAAAGGTTTACTTTCTGGCTCTACTATCAGAGCTTATCTAAGCCCTAACAGTAATAATTTAAGTGGAGCGTTACAAATATTATCAACTGGTTCAGTAATTGTAGCAGGGACAAGGTTAGCGACAATTAGTAGAGTGTTTGAGATTGAAGGTGGTAACATTAAAGGATTAAACGCGTCTACTGGAGTAATCAATGACAATGGTACAAGTACAGTTGCAGGATTAGACGCAGCACTTCCTAGTGGTACGTTGTATCTTATTGTAACAGTTACCAACAGTTTAAGCACTGAAACAACTACACAAGAACTTTTAGACATCTCTAATTTTTAACTATGTACACAATTATAGATACTACAACAAACAGATTGTTATTTGTGAAGTCAGACAATGAAGTCTTAGAAGGTCAAGTAGCAATTACTGAAATTTGCACAATTGAAAGGGAAAACCCTCAAGATTTAGAATTTTTTTATAATTTTGAAACAAAACAATTTTATACAAAATGATTAAAGACGGACTTGAACTACTACAAAAATACGGTGCAAAGAATTTATTTTTTATCGCTGCAATCGTTTACCTTTATTTCTCAATTCAGAAAGCTGAAAAAAAGATTGAAGTTATTGAAGCTAAACTTTACGATTGTTATGAAGATAGGGTAATGATTCAACGAAACGCAAATAACACTTATCAAACACCAAAACGACTAATCGCAATTTTACCAAATGAAAAAAATAATTTACGACACGCTAGCACCAAACGGAAAGTTTGAGCAGAAAAGAATAGCTTCGTTTACAGCGTTCTGGGTTGCTGTTGGTTTGGCTACTTATGGATTTCACTATGACATAGTTTTGATATTTATAGGATATTCAGCAACTGCAATAGGTTTAAATGTTTGGAATAAGAAAATAGATAAACAATAATTACTATATTTGTAAACTTTCATATTCGTTTTTTTAAAGGTTAATTGAGCCGTTTGTTAGTTCAGACGGCTTTTTTATATCTTTGTTTTGTCATTGCAAAAATTGTGATTGACTTAGCAAATTATCCACTCGCATTGCTTAAAGTTGCGTAGCCTACTCACGAAGTAGGCTTTTTTTGTGCGTTTACCGTTCATCATTGATATTTACCGTTCATCACAATAGGTTGAAAAATTATATTTATTCGTATTATATTTGTTCAACTAAAAAAAACAAAATATGAAACTAAGAGAAAAATTTATGACCGTTTGTCAAGGATGCGACGGGACAAGCGAATACGAAGAACCAATCGGAGGCTTTGAAAATTCAGTAACTTACAAGTTAACTAAATGCGATTGTGAAAATGGTAAGGAGTTGGATTGGGAGAAAGTTGAAGCTGAAATTAAGGACGTTAAATTAAAGATTAAAGAATACCAAGAATTAGTTGAAAGCAGACTTGAATTTGCACGTGAATCACACGCTAAAAATGAAGTAGTTAAGGTTTTTAATTTAATAGGTTTAATGATTGAATACGAAAACAAAGTAACTGAATTAGAAAACTATTTAGCAGAATTGGAGGTAATCGAATGACTACGGCAACTATAACACTAACGTACAAGGATAATCAAAACTTAATGGAGGTTCTTTTAAATGCTATTGAACTTATTAAAAGAGGCGAGCAAAAAGGAATTATCGAAAGGGGTGGAGTTGTTGTCAGATACGAACAGCAAATCTTAGTTGATTACGAAAAGTTAGATATTCGACACGAAAACGGAAATATAATAATTAAATCTAAGCTATGAAATACCTATTGAAAATAGAACTTAACGGTCTTATAAGCTATCAAATAGTTGAACGAAACCACGAATTACCAAAGGGAACGAAATATTTTATTCCTTATAGAACTTGCGTTTATAAAGGTACTGAATGCGCAATAATAGAAAAGTCGTTAAACAGCGTTGTAGTGTTATTTGAGGACAAAGAAATTAGAACAAGTTATTCATTAATAAAAGAAATCAATACCAAATAATATGAACACTTACACAATTACAATTGGAGCGTTAACGCTTATTTCAACGGGATTTGGAATCTTATTCAATGTCAAGTACAACCAATTAAAAACGTACTACAAACGCAAGTGCGAACGTTACGATGCATTGAGCGAACAACTTGCAACAGCTAACGATATGCTGAAAGATTTGTTTGCAGAAGATAAACGCAAGAACGCAAAGATATTAGCGAAAAATCAAGAAATTCAACAACTTAAAGAACAAGCGAAATGACAGCAGTAGAATGGTTAAAAATTCAAATTATCAACACAACAAAAAGAATGGGTTTAGAACTTAATATTGACGTATACTTTGAAGAAGCTTTAAAAATGGAATTAGAGCAAAAGGAAAAAGTTAATTTACTACTTAATACTTTACTTCATAACAATATGTGTTCAGTAGCAGGTGATGAATTGATAAAACAATTTAAAACAAAATAAAATGAAAAAACAAGAAACACTTGAAGAAGTTGCTGAAAGATTAGCAAGTACAACTGATGAATTTAATATGTTTATAGCAGGTGCTAAATGGCAACAAGAAAGAATGTATAGTGAGGAAGAAGTAATAGAATTATTAAATAATTTTAGAATATACTCTTATAATCATGGTTGTGGGAGTTCTGAATTTTTGGAATGGTTTGAACAATTTAAAAAGAAACAAGATGAAAGAAAAAACAGCAGTAGAATGGTTAGAAGATAAAATTTCTAAAAAAGATTGTGGTGATTTACCTATGTTCGTTTATAATGCTATTGAACAAGCTTTAGAAATGGAGAAAGAAGATAAGCATTCAGAATATATGCGTGGATGGAAAGATGGATATAGTAAACAAGAACTTAAATCAGAATAAAATGAACGAACGACACCTAAAAGAAACAATCCAGCGACAAGCGGATAAAATCAAAGAATTAGAAGCGGATTGGTTAGATGAATACACTAAAGGTCAAATGAAATCGAAAGAAATTGAAAAGCTAAACAAAATACTTTACTACTTTGATAGTAAGCTAAAAAATAACGCTGAATATCAACAATTGAAAAGCGATTTAATCGGAGGGCAGGAAGAACAAATTAACTTTGAATGTTTGGCAGTTGATTCCGATTGTACAATACAATGCAACGAATGTAAAATTTATACAAAATGAAACCAAACTACTTAAAAATTAGCGCATTCTTATTGGGTGCGCTTTACATAGTTGGAATGCTTTATTTTCTTTACGGTTGTTCAGCAAGTTACCACTTTACTAAATTCCTAAAGAAGGGCGGAACAATTGATACAACCGAAAGAATTGTAAGTGTTGAAAAAACAATCAAAATAAACGGCAAAGATTCAATTATCTTCGTTCAGATGCCGTTAAATTGCCCTGAAGTACAAATACCACCGACAAGGCAAGAAATACGCTACAAATACAGAATACAGCGTGATTCAATCGAAACAATTAGATACGTAACTAAGTGGAAAACAAAAGAAGTTGTAAAGTTGGCAAAAGTTCAAAACAAATCTAATTGGTTAACGTGGCTTTTAGTTGGTTTTGGAATTGCGCAAGGTTTAAGATTAGCGTGGATTTTAATACAGAAAAGGTTATGAAAACGGTTAATGTGGTAATGTTTTCTGGTGGCAGAACGTCGGCTTTTTTAGCTAAATACATAAAAGAAAACTTAAAGTATAAAGATTCTATTTTTGTCTTTATGAATACAGGAAAAGAACGTGAAGAAACTTTAATTTTTGCAGATAAGTGCGACAAAGAATTTAATTTAAATTTGATTTGGCTTGAAGCTAATATTCAAAAAGATAAAGGAATTGGAACTACTTATAAAATAGTTGATTTTAAAACAGCTTCAAGAAATGGAGAACCATTTGAGCAAATGTTAACTAAATATCCAATGCCAAATAATATGGCTTCAAATTGTACAAGGGAATTAAAACAACGTCCTATTGATGCTTATTTACGTGAAAACTACAAAGGTTTTGAAATTGTGCGTGTTATTGGAATTAGAGCAGATGAAGCACACAGAAAATCTAATAATGCAGATAAAGAAAATTTAATTTACCCTTTATGCGATGAATTAAAAGTAAATTCTAAATTTATTCGTAATTGGTGGAGTCAACAAAGTTTTGATTTACAACTAAAAGATTATGAAGGTAATTGCGATTTATGCTTTAAGAAGTCATTAAAGAAAAGATTAACAATAATTAAAGAAAATCCAAACGTTGCTAATTGGTGGGAAGAAATGGAAAATAAATATAGTTCCGAATCAATACCAAGATTTGATTTAAGAACAAATAAAAGCATTAAAGAATTAATTGAACTTTCAAAAAGACCATTTACACAAGCTAAAGATTTATTTGAATTATCACAAGAACAACAATCGTTATTTGAATTTGAAACAGATTGTTTCTGTAAAGCTAATTAAAATGAACCTCCGCAACCTACTTTACGAATTTTTAATAACTTTACTAATCACTTACATTATTTACTTAATATTTTTGAAATGAAACCAACAATTGAACAAGTAATTAAAGCAATGGAAAAAATAGGAGCGATTGTATTCCGTGAGCCATTTTCAATTAACCTTTTCGGAGTGCGAACAAATGAAAATACAGCGGACACGTTCAACGATTGGGGCGGTGCTTTCTATTGGGACGATCAAGGGAAACGACACGAGTTAATTATTCCAATTACAACAGACGCTGGAGTTTATTATAGATTGAAACCGATGAATAAATTAGGAACTGCAATTCTTGTTCACGATAAACAATATCGCGGTTGTTATCAACTTATGGATAACGGACACATGAAGCAAAAAGCATTTAGGCAAATTAAACCGATGCTTTACTGGCGTGATAATGATAAAGATTCACAACTTGAAAGCGGTGGTAAAATCTATGAAGAGATAGCATTTACAAACTTTCACTACATGGGCAAAGGGAATAAGGTAGGTAATTGGTCAGCAGGTTGTCAAGGTGCAACAGTTACTTATATGAATGCTTTGTTTGCATTTGTTGAGGTGCAAAAAGGACGTATTTATTCTTATACACTATTACACGAAACTACACTATAAATTCGGAGTTGAAAGCCTGAATTTTGAGCCTACCTATTTATTAGTGTAGGCTTTTTTTGTATCTTTGCTATAACAGTACCTGTTACGGTTCTCGTTGGAACACCGCACCCGAATAGGTCATTTCACGTAAAGGAAAGCGGAAACGTATAACTTATGACGAACCCCCTT